CTTTACGTTTGTTGGAATATTCAATTCCGTTGATTTTCTGATTAAACTCATGATTGTTATATTTTTAGTTAGTAATTATATTAGAGACTTCAATAAAGGATCTATACCATCCTTCAATTCTTTAAGTTTCTTCAGCGAATAAACTTTAGGACTATTCCTATGTACACCAGCCCTTTTCCAAGTCAATGCTCCCGTAGCGCACTGATGAGCCAACCACCTTCTACCAAATCCAAGTCGTATAGCTTGCGTTTCCGTAATCTCATCAATGACCGGATCCTTGGAGATCGCATATTCGCTGACAGCTTCTTTCGCGGCCGCTTTTATTATTTTCTGTAATTGCCAAACGTCAAGTTCCATATAATAAAGGCATATTACGCCCTCTAATTCTTACACGAACACGGGCGATAAGTTCTACATTGGCATTAGAACGGGTTCGGATTTGTTGCCGTTTCATGTCTAAATGACTATCAACACAAAGAATAATCAAAAGTACACAAGCAACAAATGATCTCATGGCCGGCGAAAAGTCCAGCGTCAACCGGATACCTGATATCCTCTCGGCTAACTTTAATGCCAACTCCCTCCCATTCCGAACACTCAAAATTAAAAATGCTGTCTGAAGCTGGTTATTTATCGTACTTACTGCACGATGCTTCAATACGGCAATCTCCTTTTTTTCATACCCGGCTGCGTACATTTGTGCTGTAATGTCACATTCGGGCGTTAACTCGGTAAATACTTTCATAATCGTGTGTATTTAAAGTTTGAATCAGGAATCTCTAAATACTGTAACTATCCCTTTCGGAACATTAGTTTCCGATCTCCACTTATGTCCATTTTTGTACCCTTGTGCATTAAGCAATGAAACATTGTTGCGCACTGTGCAGACTTTATCGATAGGAAATTCTACTTTCTTCCCTTTCTTTAAGTCTCTCATACGAGGCATAATTTCCACTTTTTTCTCCATAAACTGATTATATTTAATTGAATGTGGACGGAACCGGTAACGATCCGGCATACACACTTCCGGCTGTGTGCAGAGCATTCCATACGCCCGCCCGTTTGCCGGGGTTTTCACCCGGCTGCTTTTGCTAATCTAAACACAAAACGAATTAAACAACTTCAAGAAAAGCCTTAATAGCCAACATTTTCTTTTCAGCTAACACTTTGGCTGCTTCTTCTCGATTTTTCCAATCTTTATAAAGTTCGAGGTCCTTTTTTGTACTTTCGAGGTCTTTATTAAGAGACGACACCAATTCAATCAGTTCCTCTCTTGTCATTTCTTCAATACCTTTTGTTTCCATATACATTATTATTAATAGTTACCAACTTTTTTCTTTATAAATGGCGATCGTTAGAATAACCGACATCACGAATGTTAATACGTGAAACGGATTAAAGAACATGCCAACAAAACAGGTAGCCGACATCAGTACTGCGCAGATGAATAAAATTAGCTGCACTCTTGAATAAAAAATTACCTTCATGACTGTTTGATTTGATTTGTGCCCTCCGGCTGATTCGATCAGTAGCTTCGCGCCTCTTCAGAGGGTTTTCTTAACTTTGTGGTGCAAACTTTAAAAATTAAGAAGTATGAAATCAGAAAAGTACCTGAGCATGGCTAAAGACATTCGTTCTAAAGTCGAAGATTTACTTGACGAGTATAACACCTTTGAACCATCAATAAGCAAGATGTTTCTTGATGGACAACCGTTATATGAACAAGCTATAAAATTTACCCACTTGGTTTATTCATTTGATCCAAATCTGCCTTTAAATAGAGAGTTGGTAGATCTGCCAAATAAATGCAAAGGGTGTATAATTAAAACGTTTCCGCAAGAAAACGATGTCTTTAAAAATTTCTTGTTCCTTTTGAAATGCTTCACTGATTATCTGGAGACTTTTCATGACTAACTTTCTCTCCGCGTAAAAGGTCCAAGTAAGAAGTAACCGCTTTCTCGGCATCTTCTTTTATGTACTCCAAATTTTTCAGACAATTGATTGGCAAATCTTCAACATGTATGGATATTGTCAATTGATTGTCTTTTTCTTGATGTTTTAGTTCAATGTTGTAATTCATGTGCTATGATATTTTAATTATCTTTTCTTCTTGCTTATTATTTCAAACCTCACAACGCCAAGTTCTGTATATGCGCCGTATTCAATCCAATATGTCCCACGAGCCGCGTTTATTTTAGGATCATATTTACTATCAAATAATAGCGTCTTTGTGCTACCATCAATATAATGCGCACTTACTTTATATTCATAAATAGGCATTTTGGAGTACCTATAAAGGCCTATAGCAAAAACTATAAGACCTGATATAGCGACAGCTATTAAAAAGTTTCCTATAATAAGATAAGGTTTGTAACCATCGGCATATTGATGAAAAAAAGTGCTCCAAAAGCACCACCTGCGAATATAAATACACCTAAAACTTCCATATCATTTATTTTATTTGTACCCGGCAGCCCATCCGATAGGCAGCGTCGCGCTTTCAGAACCAGGTTGTATTTTGAAAAGAGGCAACGGTT